GAGGTTCTCGTAAAGATTCTTAAATGCCGACAGCAAAAAGATGTAGAATTGTTCTGCCTTCATGCTGTCGTTCTTGATTTTTAGTCCGCTCACAGATTCAAAGCTGACGTTGTAAGGGGGATCGGTTACCACGAGGTTTGCCTGGCTACCGTCCATGAGAAGATCGAACACATCGCGCTTCGTGCTGTCGCCGCAGACAAGCCTATGCATACCGAGCAGCCAAAGATCGCCCGGCTTCGACATCGCCGGCTCTTTTAGCACAGCATCCACGTCGAAATCGTCGTCATGCACGCCTTTGCGCTGAGCATCTTTGAACAGTGCATCAATCTCCGTTGCGTCAAAACCAGTAAGAGATACGTCGAAGTCCGCAAGCTGCAGATCGGAGATCAGAAGCGATAGCTTCTCTTTATCCCATTCGCCGCTGACTTTATTCATCGCGATGTTTAGCGCTTTTTCCTTTTCAACGCTTAACTCAACCACAACACATTCAGCTTCGGTCTGACCCATATGTTGAAGCACACTAAGCCGCTGATGTCCGGAAATTACCGTGTTCTTGTTTTTTGCGTTCACCACGATAAGTTCGACATAACCGAAATTTTCAATGGAAGCTTTCAGTTTTTCAAATTCCGCATCCCCGGGCTTTAGAATTTTACGAGGGTTGTATGCGGCAGGGTTTAGTTCCGATAACCTCAGTCTCTGTATGTTCATACAATGCACATCAACCTTTCTCGTATTAAAAGCTGCGTGATCTCCCAGTCCATAGTCAGTTCTTGTACTTTTTTGCTTTCGTGCTCAACGATTCGATGGCATGATGAGCAAAGGGTAACTAAATTCCGTTGCTCCCTCGTGCCATTAACGCTGGTCGGAATAATATGATGTACACACAAGTGGGTTTCTATACCACAACGATGGCAGACTTGGCCTTGCCTAATAGAGGCACTCAACTGATGCCATTCATGGTCGTATGGGCCGTACGTGCGCTTTTGAATCGCATTGTTTTGCAAAACTTGAATCATTCGTCTGCGCTTGTCGTCATCGTATTGTTCCCAATGAAGCAACGTTGCTTCACCTATTTTCTTTTTGCTTGCCGCGGAATGATATTCATCCCCGAGCCGTTGTTTCCGCAATTTCAGTCCGGCGCTAACCTTTTTTCTGAAATCAGGGTTTTTATTCTTTTCAACGATATCTTCGCGTGTTTTCTGCCATAAACGCTGGCATTCAACGGAACAGAAAAAATGAGAGGGTACCCTTTGTGCTGCATAGCTCCTACAACTTTTCTTGCCACACGTTTCGCAAGCATAGTGAATTTTCATTGTTGGCGCTCCACGTACCCAAACTCCGTGAGCGAACGCTTCAGCTTTTCATATTCCGGATCGCCGGGCTTCAGGTCTTTGCGCGGATTGTAATCCGCCGGAACGAGCTTACCGACCGGCAGCGTTTGAATGACCATACTGTGATCCTTTCGACACGATTTTTCGAAGTCCGGTCTGTGCCGCTGTTAGGTTTCCCGCGAGCGCCTGTCCGCGCAGAGTCTTTCGCTGTTGGCTTGTCAGTCGGTGGTATCGGAGCGACTGGATAAATTCCTGCACATCGTCCATACTCATTTTCCCTTGCGCGCGGTCAGTAAGCGTTCCATGACGTCGTCCTGCGGATTAGCACCCGTATAGTCGGCGGTGCAGTTTTCCTTTACGATCTGGAAGATTTCATACCAGAGCCGATTCGTCTGCGCCATGTAGTTCTGGCTCATAGCCACATATGGAGACTGGATCGCGCTTCCCGTCGTCGGATGCTTTGCCAAAAACCCATATTCCGTAATTGCAGTTTCACATTGGATCCAACGCGCCGCGCTCATGGCGTACCGTTCGAGCACCTGCGGTGAAACGATCTTCGCGCACCCTCGCTGGTCAAGCCAAGCCCAGGTGACAGCAAAAATCTCCGCCGCTTCGAGCGTGCGTCCATCCTTCTGACGCGCAGACAAGAATTCGCGCGGCACCGGCATTTCAATACCTTTCAATTCTGCAGAATGCGGGAACTCCACTACGGTAAGCTTACGCTTGCCGGGATTCCCCTCGAGCACCTTTTCTGCCAGCGGTTTCGGCGGTCTGCCACCCCGTCCGGGCGCCGGGCCTCTTCGTCCCATGTTTATTCCTCCCTGGAAAAACTTACGGGGCTATTCCCCCTGAAACTTTCGCAAAAGTTTGTACGTGACCCGACCGCGTTGACCAAATTGAATTGTGGTAGAGATAAGTACACCCCCAAGGTCATGGCTACACTCAACTTATTGTTTTAATTCGTTGAATGTTTGCTGTTCATAAGTTGAATAATGCAAAAAAACTCATAGGGAACTTTACTTTCACGCCCTAATCGATTATGATTAGGGCGTGAAAGTGAGGAATCGTCATGAAGTCCGCTGACAAACTGACTACATTGTTAAAAGAAAACAAAGGATTTTTGAAAACATCTGATGCCGTGGCGGAAGGTGTATCAAGAACCGTACTCGGCGATTTTGTACGGCATAACAATCTCGAGCGTGTTGCTCATGGTTTATATATGTCGCAGGACTCTTGGACAGACGGATTGTTTGTAATCCAGGTGCGTTATCCGGAAGCTGTGTTTTCTCACGAGACAGCTCTCTTCCTTCTGCACCTTGCCGATCGCGAACCCGATCCCTTTTCCGTTACTGTCAAAGCTGGGACAAATTCTGTTGGGTTGTCGCAGCAAGGAGTGAAGGTTTACAAGGTAAAGAAGGAACTTTTCAGCGAAGGCATCATCGAGACGAATTCACCATCTGGCCATTCTGTGAGGACATACAATGCCGAGCGGACAATTTGTGACCTGTTCCGAAGTCGAAATCGCATCGAGATTCAGGATTTGCAAGCAGCAATCAAAGAGTACGTTCGCTTAAAAGAGAAGAACATTCCACAATTATTGCGATATGCGCGTGCATTCTCCGTTGAAAAGCAAGTTCAACAGTATTTGGAGGCACTACTGTAATGATCCACACATCAAGACAGCTCAAGGCACTTGTGCGTAATATCGCCAAGGGTGACAGTGTGAAAGCCCAAATCATCATCCGCAACTATGTGACAGAGCGGTTTCTTGAACGGCTCTCACTCTCACAATATCGTAGCAACTTGATTCTAAAGGGCGGAACTCTGATCGCAGCCATGGTTGGTTTGGATAACCGCTCTACCATGGATGTAGACACTACGTTGAAAAAGCTGCCATTGAATGTAACAACTGTGCGAACAATCGTCGATGATATCATTGCAGTTCAACTCGAAGATGGCATGACATTCGAAATCCAAAGCGTGTCTCAAATTATGGAAGGCGCGGATTACCCCGGCATACGTCTTATGCTTGACGCGATTCTTGAAAACATGCATACACCCCTGAAAATCGATTTTTCCGCTAACGATGTAATCACACCTCGCGAGATTCCATTTGCCTTCCGTCTCTCATTTGAAGACCGTACTATACCAGTACTGGCGTATAACTTGGAAACCATTTTGTCCGAGAAACTCGAAACCCTACTTTCCAGGAGCACTGCCAATACTCGTATGCGTGACTTTTACGATATCCATGTTCTCATCAATATACCGACGCAGTGCATCGATAACACCACACTTAAAAAAGCGTTCATAGGAACATGCAATAAGCGAGGTTCTCTGGTCCTTTTGCCTAATATGGATCTGATTCTACAGGAGATTGCCGAAAGCTCTTCTCTGGTCGCGCTTTGGAAAAGTTATCAACGCAAGTATCAATATGCCTCAAAAGTTTCTTGGAATGATGTGATCAAGTCCGTCCGTGCCTTAGTTGAAATCGTGAAATAAAGCCACAATGTTTATCGCCATCATAAGCGCGTTGAACGATTTGAGGTGCCAATCGTAATCCTAGAATGGCAGCTCTTACAAAGCGCCATGAGGTTGCCCTCGTCGTTCGTACCGCCGCTTGCCAGCGGCAGAATGTGATGCACTTCTTCGGCGGGCGTCAGCCTACCTTCGCTTCCGCACTGTTCACACAAAGGATGTTGTAAAAGAAATCGCGCGCGGAGTTTCTTCCACGCGCGACCGTATCGTTTGTTGGTGTCCGGATCACGAAGATATCGGTTGTATTGATGTTCGGCGATCTGCCTGTGCTCATCGCAGTACCGTCCGTCTGTCAGCCTGCCGCATCCCGGATAGGAGCAGGAGCGCTTTGGTTTATATGGCATCTGCTGCTCCTTTGGAAACCAACAGAGGCTCCCGCTCGTGCGGAAGCCCCTCATTTCTTTTTATCCATTT